ATGAAAAAAATTATTAGAATGATCTTTGGAATGCCATTATATGATCGCTCTGAATACATACAATTTAGTATAAAGCCTAAAATGGTAAATCCAGATGTTGTGCGTATGGACATGGAGTCATTTAGAAATAGTAAAAATGTTCAGAAACAAGCAGCTGCCGCTATGAAAAATCTGCAGGCAAAATAATTTAACAGTTCAACAAAAAGAAAAAGGGGCTAAAGCCCCTTTACTTTTTTTAGAAGGAAAGTAGGTGCTTAGAGCAACATCAATATTTATAGTATTTATTTTGTGTCTTGCAGGCTATATTTATTTGAGTAGTAGACCAAGCGACCGTCACCGATTTGCCCGGACGACTGGCTACCATACTTTTCTTAAGTCTGCTGGAGTCGGGTTGGCACTTACTGGCATAGCAACGCTCTTCTATGTTTTATTTGATTTTCTCTTAAGTACACAACACTGGTATTTTTCACTTGGTGACTGGTTCTTAAATACACTTTTATTAAGTAAGTCTAATCACGCGAATATCGTATTGTTTGATATTTCCTCTATCGCGTTGCTCATATCTATAATTCTTGCGGCGCTCCCTCATATTTTATTTAGCGGAGATGATCTTTCTGATGGTTTTGTAGAGTTTTTTGCACTGGATAGCGAGAGCTCTGAATATGCTCAATTATTATTTCATTCATATCAATATGGGTTACCAATTCTGTTTACCCTATCAGATAGAAAAACATATATTGGATACCCACTTGAGATACATGCTAAAGAGTTCAATGATATTCACATCGTACCACTGTTTAGTGGCTATCGGGATGAAAAGACCTTATCTTTGAATCTAATAACACCATATCGAGATATCCTCGATGACGTAGATAATGTTAAAGAAGAGGAGTTAGATTTCAGAGCTTTTTCTGTTTGCTTACCCGTGCGAGAAATAGTTTATGCTCATCTGCATGATTTTAGTTATCATGAGAAGTTTAAAAAGAAAGAGCAAGAGTTAGCTGAAAAAAATAATAAGCCGAAGGGGTTGCTTCAACGCCTATTGAAATGAAAAAGCCCATAAGCGGGCTTTTTTATATCTGCAGTCTAACGGTTGGAGTTACATTCTTTTCCCTGACCAAACGACCTTTATTTAAGCAACAATTTTTATTTCATTAGCTTTTTCAATGGATAAACTTTCTCTGTACTCGGTTGCTTCAGCTTTCATTGTCCAGTGTATTTCGTTAAGGCCTTGGGACTCAACAGTATTTTTGATACTTGCAATTGAGGTGCGGAAAAATTCTTTGCGAGAGTTGGTTTTGTTGACCGCTACATCTTGGAATTGCTTATGAAGCGCTTTTTCAAGTGTCGGTGCATCATCACTATAAATCATTGCATGCACATCAAAAGAGAAGGGAACAGAAGCATCACTTAGTTCTTTAACTCGATCTAGAGGCTCTAATCTGCGGGTCATGCCGACTTTGAATACATCTTCACCAAAGCTACCTATGTTACTAATAACGTAAACATGGCCTCGGCGTGTTTGTTGGGCCATTGATAGTGCGCGTTGGCCTTTCTCTTCAGCTTCTTGAAGCTTGCCTTCTAACTCAGCTAATTGGGCTTCATATTGTTCTTTTTGTTCATCAGAAGCTTGAGCAAGTTCCTTGCGTACTTTTTGTAGAGCCTTCTGAATTAAGCGCTCTTCTTTTTCTGCCGCGATCCGTGCTTTTTCAATCTCTCTAATTACCTTCTCTTCTTCACGAATTTGCGCTTTGATTTCTGCTTGTTCTTCTTTCTCTATTTTACGTAGTTCAAAAGTAGCAACTGCCCATTTTAGTTCGGTTAAACGAATATCCAGGTATTCTTGGTTTATACGTGCGTTACGAAAAGGCTGGCCGTTATGATTTACTAAAGCAAAAGCATCAATAATCTCTTGTTCTATTTTTCCGTAATTATCATGTTTAACTTTCGCAAGTGCAGAATCAACTTTACCGTTAAAAGCATCTACAGCAAAATGAACGGCATAGGTTTTACGAAGGTTTTCTACATAATCACATGCGCCAGCATGACCTTCTTTAACCATTGAACGAACGGTAGCTCTTGTTGCTTTGAGTGTCGCACCAGCTTCCTTATGAGTATATTCATCAGCTAAATCATCTAATACAGAGTGATTGGGAATAATGTATTCGTCTTTGTAACCTTCAATTGTATTACGCATTGCACGAATCGCAGTCTCGTACGAATCTGCTTTTTGTTTGGCTTCATAAGCATCGCCAGCTATTTCTTCGGCTTGTTTTTTTGCAAATTCAAGAATACGTTCGGCTTCACTTCTAGCTGTCCCCTCTATTTCCGTTGCTTTTGTTTTTGAATCTTGAACTTTCTGACGAGCCTGAGAATTAAGATCTTTAGTATTAACTTGTAACCTGTCTAATTCACCTTCAGCTATTGCAATAAGACGCTCAGATTCTTGTTTCATTGCATTCACGTCTTCATGGGCATCATCAAGTAATTGTTGAGTATGAAGCTCCATATTTATGATAGGTGAATATTTTTCTTCTAACTCAGTGTTGAGAGTCATGAGTGTAGTCAAATCAGTTTGAGACGCTTGTAGTTCTACCTCAAATTCTTTCTTGGATTTTTTTAGTTCATTTTCTAGATCCTTACGTTTTTTCCGTGAAATAGTGGCAAAAATGAGAGGAAGAAAAAAGATGAGTAAAATTATTATTACTTGTATATCCATTGAGTTTTCCTATATATGATTAGATATTATTTAGTTAGCTGTCAGTGGGGGGGAATTAGTGTACATAACTTGTAGCTAATTATTTTTATGTGGTTTCTAAGTGTATAAAAAAGCCATATAGTTTTGTATATGGCTTGTGAAGTATTTGCTTTTATTTACACTTTATTGTGATCTTGGGCGGGAAGAGCAGTCAGAGTGATTTCATTATTAGTTTGGCTTTACCAATAATTTTTAATCGTTCCAGATTATTACCTTCCAAAACAAAGTCGTCATAATCTTTGTTTTCCGATTCTACTGTGTATGAATGCTCTAGAATATTCCATTTTAAACGCTTTACATAAACAGCTTCATCAATGCGAATAACATAAATCCCAGTTTTCACTGGAGTTTGTTGCTCACGAATATCAACAATGATGCGATCCCCATCACTCATGAGTGATTCCATGCTGTCGCCTGAACAGAATACAATAACAGCATGTTCTGCTTTTAACCCTAATTCAATGAGTGACTGAGTAGGGATAGAATATGTACCTGTTGAATGTTCACTGCACACTAATGAGCCGGCTCCTGCCGCTGCTTGTACGTCAAATTCAAGAATAGAAGACATTGTGTCATTCGGTGCTTGTGTAACAGGCAAAGTGCCGTGTCTAGCAAAGTGATCCGCAATTTGTTGTGCTTTTAAGAGTACCGAGTCAGGCACCTTGCCTCTAACCTTCCAGTTTTGAATAGTATTTCTTGCCACCCCTAATGCTTTTGCTAAGTCAATATTTTTAGAGGTCTGAGTGAGTCTTTTTAGCTCATTTATTTGCTCTTGCACTTGCTCTTTGATTTCGTCCATTTCTTATCCGCACCACATAAAAAAACAATAACAGTAAATAAATGCAAAAACAGCTTGCTACGAACACCTTTTGGATCAAAAATAACGTCGTTACCTAATTGGTCGTTATGGTGTTCTATTTGCATTTAAATACATTTGATTACATTTTAGCGCACTTTAATGCATTTAATCACTTTATTACAGGATTGAGCTATGAAAGCAAACATCAAACCAGCAACTATTGCTGACATCGAACAAGAACTGCTAGATCGTTTTGGCTCGTCAGAGATTCCACTTAAAGAAATATCTAAAGAAGTACTTAATATGCGGCCTCGTACTGCTGCAGAAAGGGCTGCAAAACATGAACTTCCTTTCCCTGCACACCGGTTAAGAAAGCGTGCTCCATGGATGGTTACGCTGAAAGATGTCGCTACAGCAATTTGGCAAAACCGAAGAGAGGCTCGGCAAGAATGGGAGTCAGTACAAGCATGCTAACCGGTGTTCACCTGTAGCGATTCTGTTTGATTCGTATTCTTTTTGTTTTGTTAAGTTGAGTATCGATTATGACCACTTCTAGTTCAATGTGCAGTTTCCGTGAGTCTGTACAGCATTCTTTTGATAATGCGTGTTGTGTTTTTGCTGAAAAAGAAAACATGTTTCAGATTGCGACTAACACGGGCATTAACACGACATTACTGCGTAATAAATTAAACCCCTCTCAGTCGCACCGACTGACCGTAGAAGATTTAATACTGATCACTAAAGAGAGTAATAACTACTGCATCGTAGACTGTCTTTTACTTCGCTTGGATATGGTCAGTGCAAAGTTAGATCTGCAGAGCAGTGAAGAAACTCTGGTTAGACGCGCTTTAGAAAACAGCATGAATGCCGGTGATATGTCCCGCCTTGCATTAGAAAATAGCGGTGAAGTTCGTTTGCCTCGTAGAAAACGTAATGAGTTGTTAAAACGGGCTCATCAAAGCGTTAGCAATTTAGTGCTGCTGATGCATGACCTTGAAAATAAAACCAGTGGTGTCGCGCCCTTTTTATCCATGGCAACAGACTTTGTGATGACCAATGGTGCACCGGGATTAGTGTAGATAATGAAAATAGTAATTGAATTAAAGCAAGAAAGTACAAATGAGAATGTAGACGCTTATGCAGTAAATACTGAGGGTGGAGTCGTTATTTCGCTAAAGATAGAGGAAATGACAGAAGTTAAGTTCGAGCTAACCAAAGATAACATTGAAGATTTATTCCATTTAGCAAAGAGGTAAATGGTGAAGGAAGAGTGTGATAACCAGAGCACCAACTCTGATTACCACGTACACAATAAAACCTAGAGAGCCAATTATGTCCAACGAATATAGCATAGCTTTAAAAATGGGCACAAGTGCCCCGTTTATTTTAATCATGGCATTGAACCATTTCGAACGCCGCGCATTCATTGATGCGGTATCACCAAGTCTATTACCGGCACTGAAACGTCCGTTATTGAAAGGAGTTTGATCATGCGAGTAGAAAATAATAATCCAACGACAAACCATCAAGGCACTGCACTTTTAATTGGTGTCGATATGGCTTCTGGCCCAGATAAAAGCATTGTGACTGTTCTTAATCGCGCTAAGTATTTTGCGGATAAGGCTCAAAGCATTCTTAACAAAAGAGACGATGGAAACACCAAAGCTATTCATAGCATGGTGAATTCAATAATGACGCTAGCGATGTTGAATGATGAAGTGCTACATATCTTTGTTAGATACGTCCCGCACACAAAAGAAATAAGCGTACGTGTTTTAGATGCCCGAACCGATTATGACAACAAGCAGACTGAACTCTTTACTGAACATGTTTATTTAGATGAGCCTCAATCGCTTGACCACTTAAAACTATTGGAAGATCTATTAATAGAGTTAGTCGGTCAGGCAAAAGACAAAGCGATGGGGGCTGTATGAGATTTAACAATGTAGCCCCGCCGGAAGTGGCAAGCCAGCACCTTACTCAAATCCACGCCATGATGAGTACACATAGCACCATTAATTACGGTGAAAATATGTGGAACTCATTAACCCCCAAAGAGCGGGTCATGTTCTGTAAAGAAGCTGGATTCCAAAGCCAGCTTGCTGACAAACCTCTGTCAGAAATGAGACCTGATACTCGTAAGGCAATCTTTAATACTATCAAACGTATTCAGCGCGCAGCTAGTTTGTTCAGCAAACTTTCATTTAGTGATTTTGGGTAATAGGAAATAAATGATGAAAAATATCATGTTAGATCTAGAAACAATGGGCAATAGCTCAAATGCAGCCATCGTATCAATCGGCGCTGTGTTCTTTGAACCATTAACAGGTGAAACGGGCGAGGAGTTTTACCAAGTTGTCAGCCTAAACAGTAGTGCGCATTATGGTGAACTAGACAGTTCAACCGTGTTGTGGTGGTTAAAGCAGAGTGATGAAGCACGCGCTGTTTTCGAAGATAAAAACAAGGTGACGTTGCGTGTCGCTTTAGAGGCGTTCACTGCCTGGATAGCGGATCATTGTGATCGTAATGAAAAAGATAAAACCAATGCGGTTGTGTGGGGTAATGGCCCTACCTTTGACAATGTAATTTTAGGAAATGCTTACAAGGCAGTACGCTTGCGTCAACCCTGGTTATTTGCAAATGACCGTGACGTGAGAACGGTGGTTGATTTAGGCCGTTACTTACGCGGTATTGACCCGAAGAAGGATTTAACCCTAGAAGGTACTGCACACAATGCGCTTGATGATGCCAAGTTCCAGGTACGTTATGTAAGTGCAATCTTTATGGCGTTGGCGTAAGTGAACATCAATCAAAAACTTGCCAAATTTCAAAAGCAACTTCCCACTAAATACATTGATTTTACTGCCAGGCCTGAAAAGGCACTGGCAAAGATTAATTGTGCGTATCAGTGGGAAGTTGATCAGCATTTCGCGGTGACTTCACTCTACAAAAGCTTGGCTGAGTCGGTGGCGATTGCGCTGTTTAATGGTTTTGTCTATCGCTGGAACAACTATTACCTCGATAAACCTGTGGTGATGGTAAATGAAAAACAGCGCGAATACTGGGAAAGTAAAAACCCGAATCGTTGGTTGCGTCAACGTATTAAGATGATTAAGCGTGGAGCGAAATCGTTGCCTGTTGCACTCAATCGCTTAAAAAGCAAAGGGCTGCGTGAAATGGAAGCGCAGGTTTGGGCGTTGAAATGTACCGAGCTTGCCAGGGAGAGTGCTCAAGATGGGCTGACGGTTGTCGATGTGATGGAAGCGGTGCAACTGCTCGCAGATAAGTGGGGTTTTAAACCGTCACCGTCAATACAAGATGATTGTATGTTTGAGGGGGAGAGCATTGCCGATTATGAGTTTCGTATTGAGGTGGATAGTGCATGGCTTCATTTGGATTATCTACTCGATGAAAAGTGGTGGAGTAGACGTATTGAAGTTGCCTATAGGCAGTTTTGTGAACATTGTCAGATTATTGCTGGTCGTGTTCGCAAAGGGGCTTCTGAGTATTTAAGTATGGCTGGCCGTGCAGATTATAAGGAGCGACAAGATGCGAATATTTTAGCTCTTTCGCAGGTTGTGGCGAGAAATGAGGAGACAGGTGAAGAGGTACCTGCACTGGATATTCTTAAATCGTCTACTGCAAATCCAAAGATAAAACGCTGTGAATTTATGGTACGCAGCGCTGGTTTTGAAGCGATAGCGCAAGAGCTTGGTTTAATGGGGGGCTTTTTTACGATAACGGCTCCGAGTCGTTTTCATGCGTTTACCTCTACCAAGAACAATAAAAAAGCGTATGACAACGAAAACTACAAGGGGGCTACCCCGAAACAAACGCAAAAATACCTTTCTAAGATATGGTCGCGAGCACGGGCAAAACTAAAACGGATGAATATTTATGTTTTTGGTTTTCGTATCTGCGAACCACACCATGACGGCACCCCGCATTGGCATGCCCTTTTCTTTTTTAAACCTGATGATGAGCAGGCACTCCGCTTTGTGTTAGCGGACTACTTCACTAAAGAGGATAGAGATGAACTACATGTCAATCGTGATGACTTCAAGGTGTGGGCGAAGGCTATCAAGGCAGGATTTGCCACCCCAGATATGTTTAATCCGGATAAAAAAGCAGAGCGTAAACATATTTTTAGTGTGAGTAAGCGAATTAAGCGACGTTTTGATTACAAGCGTCTCGATCCAAAAAAAGGCAGTGCAACAGCTTATATCGCTAAATATATCGCGAAAAACATTGACGGTTTTCAGCTTTCTGATGATCAAGAAACGGGGACCCCTGCTGATGTAAAAGCACGGGCGGTACGTGGTTGGGCTAGCTTGTGGAATGTCAGGCAGTTTCAGCAGATTGGCGGTGCGTCTGTGTCGGTTTGGCGAGAACTTAGACGGCTTGAACAGACGGCAGATGAAGTGGCTGAGATGAAAGCGCGGAAGGCTGCTGAGGAAAAAGGTGAAAAGCACGTCTCTACTCTAAAAATAGAATCTTTTTATGACCTGCAAAAACAACATGACTCGATTGAAGTAGCACGTATTAGCGCCAACAAAGGTAGCTGGAGTATGTACATTCAAGCAATGGGTGGCATTTTCTGCTCGCGTAAAGATCACCCCGTTAAGATGGTTTATAAAGACGCAACCAGCGCACGTGGCGAAACGGTGAAGAAGTTAAAGGGCGTGACCAATAATAACAAAACTATGATAACACGCGCTGGTAGTTGGAAATTCACACACAAATCAACGGAGACAGTTGGGGTTAAAACAGGCGCGCAGCGCCCTTGGAGTTCTGACACTAACTGTACGGTTTCAATTGATCCAATTAAAAAACAAGAGGTTAGCGATTTATTGGAAAGCCAGGGTGAACGGGTAAATGAACAGGTTGTGACTGACCTACTGAGTCTCACTAATATCGTGATTGAAGAGCGCTGGGTAGGGGATGAAAAGCGCACTGTTTGGGGCCGATTGAAACAAAACTCGTTAAATATTGGCGGTAATTTCAGGCTGAAAGTTTGGGAGGAGCGAGTAAAACGCAATATTACCTATATTGATCCGCATTTAGTGCGCTTTGAATATGATCCAACGGGTAGGAAGAACGCTGTTTTTAATGTTCGATATGAAAGCGTTGCTGATAAACGGATGAAAGCTGAACACAACGAGGTACTGCATGGTGAGGCGTTTCCAATGACGTGGGACGAGTTTGTATCAGAAGGAACATTACATGATGATAAGTCTGAAATTCATGAATACGAGTTTATTTATTCACGTTTTGAAAAGGGAGAAATTACTGAAGAAGAGTTTGTGGCATACATGAATAACATGCTTCATTTTCATGACAAGTTTGGCGTGACTGGCAATAAAATGTGGGAATTGGGACGTTTTTCTGAATTCACAAACTGTATTAAGCCGTTTACGACTGAATATGTGAAACGTGTAAGGACTTGGGGGAATAAATTATTAGACAAAAAAGTTAATAAAAAGCAAGCCGGGAATGGATAAATACAGATATATATCCAGAAAAAATTGGTTTAATGGGAGGGAATAATTATGACTTTTAAAGCTGAAATTGTAGTGGATAACTTTGCCGGTGGTGGCGGTGCCAGCACTGGAATGGAGTTAGGTTTAAATCGCCATGTTGATATTGCGATCAATCATGATAAAGATGCAATTGATATGCACCGGTTAAACCACCCTGAAACAAAACATTACTGCGAATCAGTGTGGAATGTTGATCCCGTTGCTGCATGTGCGGGGCGTCCTGTCGGGCTGGCTTGGTTTAGTCCGGATTGCAAGCATTTCAGTCGCGCAAAAGGCGGTAAACCTGTTGATAAAAACATCCGGGGGTTAGCTTGGGTTGCTGTTCGCTGGGCTGCGTTGGTTAACGTGCGCGTAATTATGCTTGAGAATGTCGAAGAGTTTTTAACGTGGGGGCCAATCGGTGACGATAATAAACCTTGCAAGCAAAGAAAAGGTGAAACATTTAATGCGTTTGTTGATGCATTAACAACAGGCCTATCACGCAACCACCCTGCTATTGACGATGTAAAAACAGCGCTAGGTAAGGCGTTTAATTTAGACCAGATTGAAAATGGTTTAGGTTATAAAGTTGAATGGAAAATATTAAAAGCCTGTGACTATGGTACTCCAACTATTAGGAAAAGACTGTTCTTAATCGCTCGTAAAGACAACGAACCTATCACCTGGCCTAACCCGACACATGGAGAGGGGCTACTGCCTTACAAAACCGCTGCCGATATTATTGACTGGTCAATTCCAGTTAGGTCTATCTTTAACAGAAAGCGCCCTTTAGTAGAAAACACATTAAAACGTATTGCTAAAGGTTTGGAAAAATATGTTCTTCAAGCAGAGCAACCTTTCATAGTACCTGGTGAATGTATAACGCCATTTATTACTGAGCATGCCAATGCATCAAGTCAGCGGAACATGCCAATAGACGAGCCGTTACGAACTATTTGTGCACAGGTGAAAGGCGGACATTTTGCACTGGTCGCCCCAATAATAGATCGGCAGTTTGGAATGTCTACATGTAATTCCGTAACCGAACCGCTTGGCACTATAACAGCTGGGGGGATGGGTAAAAGTGCCTTAGTTTCAAGCCACATGGTCAAACTGCGCGGTACCAATATAGGGCATGGGACAAATGAGCCTGTGCACACTATTTCAGCCGGCGGTTTTCATATTGGAGAGGTAAGAGCCTTTCTCGTTAAATACTACGGCACTGGCGGTGCAGTTAGTTGTGCTCAGCCATTAGATACAATCACAGTTAGAGATCGCTTTGGTTTAGTAACTATTAAAGGGAAATATTATCAAATTGTTGATATCGGTATGCGGATGCTTGAACCACATGAACTATTTGCGGGGATGGGCTTTCCATCTGATTACCAGATAAGTCATAACAGCGCCGGTAAAAAACTGCCAAAAGCAAAGCAGGTTGCCCGATGTGGCAATGCGGTTTGTCCTCCACTTGCACAAGCGTTAGTGATAGCAAATGTAGAAATTAAACAAGGCCGTATTGCGGCCTAACTAACACAGGAAATTGAACAATGCCTAAATACGGTAAAACTAGAGGCCATCACTGTTGGTGGTTAACAATAGATGGTGAATCAGCTGCTAATTTTGATAATGAAAGTGATGTTGATGCAATTGTAGAACTAGATTCTCAATTAAAAAATACTCAAAACTTATTGGCTGAATATGCTTGTAAGACAGGTGCGGGAGCTAATAACCCAAGCGTCCATGAAGCCCTTTTATATGGTCACGATGAAGATTAACTAAACGTAGGAAATTTTTATGGCCGCTATGAAAAAAATAGATTGGAATAAAATGAGTGAACTGGGTTTGATCGAACAAATTAACACTGAGATTCTACACCCGGTTGGTTTAGCTATATTTAGAAATCCTGAAACGGGATTTAGTGAAGGCGTGTTAATTGCGGATGATGGATTTTTTGAATATTCGCAAAATAGAAAAACAACTATTCTGAATAAAAATGAGTTAGTTAAACAGATTAAAGCAATCTAGGAAACTGAGTGATGAAACTACTACAGGGCGACTGCTTAGATTTAATGGCCAAATTAGAAGATAACAGCATTGACATGGTGCTTGCTGATCTACCATTTGGTACTACTCGCCAAAAGTGGGATAAGGTGATTGATATGAACGCCCTATGGGAGCAATACAACCGAATTGTAAAAGATGATGGTGCTATTGTCCTATTTGCCAAACCGCCATTTGATAAAGTCCTTGCCTGCAGTAATCTAAAAACATACCGCTATGATTGGATTTGGGAGAAAACCCGTGCAACTGGTCACTTAAACGCTGGAAGAATGCCAATGCAAGCGCATGAATATTTATGTGTATTTTACAAAAGACAGCCCTATTACAACCCACAAAAAACTAAAGGGAATAAACCAGTAAATAAATTTTATACCCGTAAATCTGGTGAATGCTACGGTGGTGCTGACAAGGTTAAATCTGGCGGAGGTAGCACAGAACGTCACCCGCGCTCAGTGGTAAAACATGCGCCTGTTCCTAATAAAGAGCGTAGGCATTCAAACCAAAAACCTTTATCTCTATTGCTAGATATGATTAAAACCTATTCAAAAATTGGTGATGTGATTTTAGATAACACTATGGGGTCGGGATCAGTTGGTGAAGCTTGCTTGTTAACTGGCCGTAATTTTATTGGAATGGAAAAAACTCCATTAATATTTATGGGTACAAAAAAACACCTGCTGAGTATTCAATCTGCAGTTTAATTTACTAATTAACGAACATGGGAAATTTATAATATGCCAAAAGTAACAGTTGAATATACGGTTTATGTAACCGAAGAAATTGAAATGACAGAAGAAGAATTTGAACAAATTGATCTCGATAGTCTGTATGAAACTATCAATGTAAATAATAATTCTAACATTGGCTACGGATATATAACGAGTACCCTAAAAGACGGTAAAAAATTCGATTTTTAACGAACCCAGGTTATTTAATGCAATTGGGCTGTGTATATATACAGTCTAATTGCATTTGGATATACTGCTTATGTTTTTGATGCCTTGAGTACCTGAGACCCAGTAGTTCTGGAGAGGAAGCAACAAAAATATAAGCAAGCTACGCCTGTAGCTTGCTTACTCCTGTATTCAAGGCTCTTTTAAAGGAGCTGAAATGCACGAACATATTATAAAAAACGGTCAGGTAACATTGGTTAACGCTGACTGCTTAAAATATTTAAAAACCCTTCCAGATAATCATGTAGATTTAATTTAACAGACCCTCCGTATTTTCAAGTGAAATCTAATACATGGGACAACCAATGGCCGGACGTAGAAACTTTTTTAGCCTGGCTTGATGAGGTGCTTGTTGAGTTTTGGCGAGTATTAAAACCATCGGGCAGTTTATATCTTTTTTGTGGTTCTAAATTATCAGCCGAAACAGAAATATTAATTAAAAATCGTTTCAAAGTGTTGAATCATATTGTGTGGGCTAAACCGTCTGGTGCTTGGAAAAGATCGCATAAACCGTCATTACGTTCGTTTTTTCCCGCAACAGAAAGAATTATCTTTGCCGAACACTACGGCGCAGAAGGATTTGCAAAAGGGGCTAATGGGTATGCAACAAAATGCAACCAATTAAAACAAGAAGTATTTAAGCCGTTGATTAATTATTTTAAAAATGCACGAACAGCGTTAAATATATCAGCAAAAGAAATTAACGAGGCGACAAGCTCTCAAATGTGTTCACATTGGTTCTCATCAAGCCAGTGGAAGCTTCCTACTGAAAAACAATATAAACAATTGCAAAAATTATTCTCGCTACGTGGTGATGAATTATCACGAACTCATGGAGGCCTAGTTAAAGAACGCGCTGAACTGCTCAATAAATACGAGCATTTGCTATTAGAGTATCAGGATTTAAAAAAACAATACGATTATTTAAGAAGGCCGTTTGGTGTGACGAGTGAAGTACCTTATACGGATGTGTGGGTATACCCTCCCGTTCAATACTACCCTGGTAAACACCCATGTGAAAAGCCAGCTGATTTACTTGATCATGTTATTTTAACGAGCAGTAAAGAAGGGCAATTGGTGCTTGATGCATTTATGGGGTCTGGGTCTACCGGTAAGCAGTGTTTAAAACTGAATAGAAAGTTTATAGGTGTTGAAATGGAAGAGGCTACATTTAAAAATACGATAGTGGGTTTCAATTAATAATATATTGAAAAGAAGGTTCAGACAAAGCCCACAAAACGTGAGCTTTTTATTACAACAAAGAAAATTATGTTTTAAGTTATGCACTTATTTTATTTGAATCCAAGTTCTTAGTGCTAGCTAGTAATTCAATATATGCCCAATCTTTTATCGTTAGTTGGCACCTATGGCATAGATCGATTAAATAGTTTTTTTGAATAGAATGGGTTAGATATTTTAGGTATGCTGAAATGCCATTTATTTTTCAAATATATTAAGGAAATATGCTTATGAGTCAAATTTACGCTATCCCATACATTAAAGTTAGCACTCAGTTTTATGGAACTATGATAATTGCTGTTCAATCCATTAGATCGGTTCATGAGTTTTCAGATGCGGGAGTGATCTGTTTTAATGGTGTTACTCGTGACAATGGTTCAATAGCTTGCTCACACAGTTGTCAGAATATTTTACTTGCAATGGACAAAGCGTTAGAGAAAGCAAGTAGCTCCAAAATGGGTTGCATGGTGACTGTTGAAGTCAAATAAATTGGAGTAAGGCCATATAAATATTTATTCATGGCTAAATGACAGAAAGCCCACATAGCGTGGGCTTTTTGTTACAACAAAGAAAGTTGAGCCTTAAGCTCTTGCTGCTGACTGGGGGCTAGCGTTTTTAATAACTCAAACGCTAACTGCGTTGAGGTCTTAGCAGACGGGCTTAATGTATGACTGAACGACAGGTTCATCACAAAGGAGTGGCCACACTCCGGATCACGACAACTACAATACAAATCTGAATACCCTAACGATATTCTATTGGACTTCTGGATACTGCTTTTCTCACCGCATTCCGGACAAAGAATTCTCATAAAACACCTCACTGACTGACCTCTCCAGTATATGATATGCGCTGTGTTTATGTACAGCCATAACGTATTGATATCTCATCATTGCTTAACGACCTGGTTAAACCTCGAATGACTGCGCCCTTCAAAATTTTAGCGCCAAAAATTTTAAAAATAATTCTGACGGACTCACACAAAGGAGACTCTACGCCACGGAAAACGCACACCCCTCACACACCTGCGCGGTTTGTGATGCGTTTTTTTTTCAGTTTTGAATTCATGAAATTTAAGGGGGCTAGTGTAACCCCATACGGGTGTTCAGACCTTATATAGCGCGGGGCTTTGCGATCTTAAAGATCGCTTAAAAGCGCTTGTTTTGCCCGATATAAAATTTCGTAAATTGAAAAAAATTTCAGTTTTTTGAAAAAATAAGCTCTAAGAAAATAGTTTGTTTTTATTCAAGCTATTGAAAAATAATATGTTTTAAATTTTACGTGGGTTATTAGGAAAGATCTCTTTGAAATTTCAAGATCTGGTAAGGATCGCGCAGGCCAGTGTTTATAGGGCCTGAGGAGGATTTCAGGCCGAAACAGGAATTTCATTTTTATGAAATGCTTGTGGTGCCGGGAGCAGCCATTTCATTGCTTATATCAAACTCGAACTGCAGGTGCTTTGGAATTTCTTTATCACCGTTTATGGAATCCATTAAAATCTGGCAGGCGGGAATAACTTCATTTTCGTTATACACGTAGTTGAATTTGATCGGGTCACCACGTGTACCACCATGAGGAATAATGGCGGCTAGTTCAACAGGGAAACGATGGCCGGTGAGGACTTCTTGTGCGGTAATGTTTTTTATATTCTCAAATTCATCTTTAGTGGCAATATCGCCAACGGGGATCAGCTGAATGCCTTTTTCTTTGCCGTTAGGAATATTGACAAACATAGAGCGGAAATTACCTACACCCCGGCTTGATGACATTTTTTCTTTTAAGTCTTCTTCATCTTTCTTGCTTAAATTCGGATCCGAGGCGTAGAAAATAAAGCCCATATGTAGCCCGTTTTTGTAATAACGGCGCCTAAAGGTGGTGGCATCATTACTTAATAATGCCGACTGCACACAGCCTAGGTAATCGGGTCCGCCATAAACCTGCTGAACCGGATCGTACTGTTTAATAAAAATCACATCTTCTTTTTTGTATTTACGTTTTTTATCATCGCGCTCAAGCAGCCAGAAATCCCCTTTTTTATTTTTGCGCAGATACATAGAAGGCAGCGGGTGTAGACCGACAACCTGCCCGAAGTGATTTCGTAATTTCAGAATACCGGCATCGCCACATTCTAAAAAATCGTGTACGCAGGACTGCATATGTTGTTTTGTCATGCCGCCTTTTTGATATCGGCCTGCAATCATGTTTCGCCTGGCCATTAAGATAGAGCCGTGATAGGCATTCGCCCTGGTTAGTTTGTTGAGTCCTCTTCGGTCGAGTGGTGGCTCCCAGTAGTCCTCGCTATGATTATAAAAAAGATCACTGTATTCATAGTTAGTGAAGTCTTTGTTCATTATCTCTGGCTCCCCAAAGCTGAACATGACGCTTTCATTATTTGGGGTCTCTGTCGGTGTTACTTGAATATCTGTCATGCGGCGGTTTTCCATGTTGATTTGGGTTTGTCGTTATAATCCAAAGGTTCATTAATGAGTGCGTGTGAGATAGCCCAGAAAGCATCGGCATGGCCGGTTAATTCACTGCGCTCGGCTTTAAAGGTCATGGCATTACCGGAATGTGTTGATGCCCGTTTGATGGCCATGAACGCCATTGAGATATCTTTATGCTCAGCATCGTACTGCAGGCGGTTACCTTCAATGATGTCTATCATCTTCATGACCAGGCGGTTTTTACTTTCGTTACTGTAATGAATCGCATGGGCTTCCCGCGGGTATTTTTTACTGATTAAATCCCAAACACCGGCCCCGATGCCGGTCGTATCTACGCCTAAATAGGTGACGTTATAGCGCTCAAATACTTTGACTATCTGCGCGACCTGGTACTGAAAGTTAAGGCCTTTCCAGTAATGCTTTTCTAATACGCGAAACTTTTCCGGAGCGACAATCGGCGGGGAAACAACAACTAAACAGGCATTGTCCCGGGTACGTGACGGGTCGTATCCCAGCCAGACTTCACGATGACCAAAGGGGCGTTTATCATTGGGTTTGACATCCTGCCAGTGCGCCATATCAACCATGCAGCGCTCAAGGTGTGAGAACTGAAAGACTGACGTTGCGCCGTCAACAAACACGCACATAAACAGATTTTGAAAATCAGCGTGGCTGTATTCGTCGCGCAGTTCGTCAATATCAAATAATTCACAGCCTCCAGTGAGCGCATCTTCAATGGTGACGATGTAGCGCCATTGTCTGTCGGGACACACTACGCCGCCCTGCATCTCTTTAAAGGTCGGAAAATCAATATTAGCGCGGCTGTCTTTACCACGTCGCCAGCTGTCGCCGGTCCAAAATGGATACGCTTGATGTGTTTTTGAAGAGGGCGTTGAAAAGTAAGTTTTACGCCAGTTCTTATGGGTGGCCATGGCGGAAGCCAGTTTGTTTAATTCTTCAAACTTGGGGATCCAGAAGTATTCATCTACATACACATGGCCGTGGTAACTTTGTGCCGTTTTACTGTTGGTTGATAAGAAACGCAGCTCTGCGCCGTTGGATAAAATAATCGGGTTACCGGTTAACTCAATATCTAAAAACTCTTTGGCGATGGCAATAATATAACTGCGGAACACTTCCGCCTGGTTGCGTGATGCGGAGAGGAATATCTGATTATCACCGGTTAAAATCGCATCTTCTAAGGCTTCACCACTGAAATAATAAGTCGCGCCGATTTGCCGGGATTTAAGAATATTACGAATGCGCTGGCCGATATTATTGCGCATTTTTATCTGGTACTTAAATAAAGAAGCATTCCAACCATTAAAGTCATCGGTCGCTATATGCTCAATGTTATTTTTGCCTTTCTTCTTTTTCTTGTCGCTATTCGATGACTTACTACGGTTAGATTTATTGGGTTTACTGCCGGCTTGCTGGTCATTGCTGCTTTGTTTTTCATCCTGCTTACGCTGTTTTTTCAGTTTGACATGATGACCGATTAAACGGTCTAACAAATCCAGCTGCGGCTTAGTTGGCTCAGGAATTTCGAGTAATGCTTGAATACGGGTAGAGATTGCCTCATCAACGGTATGCTCGCGCAGCATGTCACGCCAGCCGTGCTTATCCGCCCAGAAATAAACAATACGCTCATTAGCCAGCCCTAGCTCTTTAGCTATTTCTTTTGGTGTCCAGGCTTTTAAATATAACGCTCTCGCAGCTTGTTTTACCTCTGGGGAATAGGCCATTTTCACTCTTCATTAATGTATTTATCTTCATCATACCCCCCGAAAAACCCCAAATATTTAAAGAAAATTCCGATTAATTCCGAGAACAGGGAAATCGGAATTTGTCGGAAGTGCCGTGACTGACCAGCCCAGTTCAAAGGCGTATTGTTGCCCTTACAAAGAGACATTGACTGACATCAATCTTAAAAAGGCAGCCCAGGGTAATGGCAAAAACAAGCGACTGGAAAATAGTAGCAACAGAAGGGGCAACCGTTGACGGTCGTGCTATCACTGCTAACTGGATCAAGGAAATGGCAGAGGCTTATTCTCATGATGAATACAGCGCACTTATCTGGCCGGAGCATCAACGTTCAAACTGGGGTAAATTCGAGGGTAATAACTGGGGCATTGTTGAGCAGTTAAAAGCAGAAAAGCGAGGCGGTAAGCTGCGCCTATTTGCCAAAATCACGCCTAATACGCACCTTTTAAAAGCTAACGCGAATGAGCAGAAGCTGTTTACCTCCATCGAGCCTAACCCGGATTATAAAGGCCAGGGGACCTGTTACTTAATGGGCCTTGCGGTGACGGACTCTCCGGCATCAACAGGCACAACCCGTTTAAAGTTCTCAACAGGCAGTGGTGATGAAAAAAACATTGAGTGCAGCCAACTCGAAGAGATTGAATTCTCAGAGTGCTTTTCTCAACAAAACCCAATCACTAAAGCCATTGCCACCCTTGCTCAATATTTCCAGTCTGGTGGCTCGCTGCCAGAAGTCCAAACAACCCCTGAACCAGAGGAAACCGACGTGACTAAAGAAGAATTAGCACAAGAGATGCAAACGCATTTCAGCGAATTTAAAACAGATTTACTGACTGAGTTAGATCAAAAATTCAGTCAGAAAGAAAGCGCGCCTGAAACAGAAGTGCCTGCAGAAGAGCCACAGCAGTTTTCTGCAGAGCAGTTCAGTAGCGAGCTTGCCAAGCAGCTTAAACCGTTAACTGAAAAAGTGAATGGTTTAGAAACAAAATTTAATGATCTGTCAAAAGAAGTACCAGGTCAGCGACCAGGTAATGAAGGTGCCGGTGAAACCCAAGTGGAGGTGATTTAATGTTTAATGCATTAGCCAGTAAATATTTAAATGAGTACTCCGTTGCTCTAGCACAAGCTGCCGGTGTTATCGATGTGACTAAACAGTTCTCTGTTACCCCGCCGATGGAAACGAAACTGCGCCAGGCGATTCAGTATTCTGATGGTTTTTTATCAAGCATTTCTATGATTTCAGTTGATCAAATTACCGGACAGGTGGTTGATGTGGGTACCGGTGGACTCTTAACCGGTCGTAAAAAGAACGGCCGTTTTACTGCTCAACTGGGTATTGACGGTAATACTTATCTGCTCGTTGAAACTGACTCCGGGGCTGCGGTTACCTGGGTTACCTTAACGCAGTGGGCGAACGCGGGTAATGCCGGTCAATTCGTTAAATTAATGAATGCCTCTATTACGCGTAACTTTGCATTAGACATGCTCAGAATTGGTTTTAACGGTATCAGCGTTGCTGAAACAACCGATCCAGAAGCTAACCCATTAGGCCAGGATGTTAATAAAGGCTGGTTAACCATTGTTAAAGAAAAAGCGCCTGGGCAAGTGATTGATTCTGTCGTTCTTGACGCCACCGGCGAGACTGAAGATTCTTATAAGAACCTGGACTCTGTGGTTAATGATTTAGTGAATAACGTTATTCATGAAGTGTATCAAGGGGATCCCGATTTAGTGGTACTGGTCGGCCGTGATTTAGTGGCAGCAGAGTCGCACCGCTTACTGGAATCAGCTAATACGCCGACGGAGCATAAAGCTGCACAGTCACTGGCGCAAACGATTGACGGTAAAAAGGCCTATACACCGCCATTTTTCCCGGCCACGGCTATCTGGGTAACCTCATTAAAGAACCTGCAGATTTTAACGCAGAAAGGCACGCAATGGCGCAAGTCGCGTAATGAAGAAGACCGCAAACAATATGAGTCTTCATACCTGCGCATGGAAGGTTATGCCGTAGGCGATTTTGATAAATTCGCTGCTATTGAAGAGGTTGTTATTGGGCCTGTTCCTGTGCCACCTGAAGAATAGGAGTTTTTATGGTTAGTGTAATCAGGCGTCAACGTCACAACAAATTAAAACAGCAGAGTGAACAAGGCCATCATCAGCCTTGTGGGGCTGAGCCTAAAAGCCTGCATCTGTTATTAACTGAGCTTGCTAATGATGAAAAGGTGCTGAAAGGCTTTAACCGTATTGACGATAAACTCCGGCATAAACGCGAAGTATTAGTGCCTAAGTACCGCGCCGCCGTTGAAGAATATCTAGCGAGCGAAGCGCGTTTTGATAACCCGTTATTTGCCATCATGGTGGTGTGGCTGTTTGATATTGAAGACTTAGACACCGCAATTAACTGGTGTGGTCAAGCCATTGAGCGAGAGCTTGATACACCACAGCGGTTCAAACGAGATTTTGCCACCTTTTGTGCGGATGAAGTATTGAAATGGTGTGAGCGCATGTCGGCACAAGGCCATTCAATCGAGCCGTTCTTTAGCCAGGTGTTTGCCATGGTTCGGGAAGAGTGGCGCATCAATGAACAGTTAACGGCCAAGTGGTACAAATTCGCCGGACTGCACCTGCTTCGAGATGAAAACGGTAAAGCAAAAGCGTCTTCGGTGGGCGACATTGAAACACTTGAGCAGGCAAAGGCGTTATTGATTGAAGCACAAAACCAAAGCCCGAAAGCACAGGTCAACACACACCTGGATAAAATTGAGCAGCGTATGCGCGCCTTAATTGACGGCACGAACCTTTAAATTCGTATTGTAAAAGCTCCTACGCCACCGCGCCTCGGCTGGCTAGGATGAGCACGCCATTAATGACGATGCTTAATCCTTTAGCCAGTGGCCAGAGGCGCACTTATTAAGGAAACGGATATGTTTAACGGGCAGGTAAACCCGGAGTATCAAGACACTGTTATCGAAAATGACGGGTTTTGGCCGGATTTAAACGCGGGCGATTTTGAAAAACGCCGTGGTGTACCGCTGGAAATGGACAAAGAGTCTATCGCTTACGCCGTTGCTGCTTCTACTGCCCAGATTAATATTGAGCTGGTCAACGTAAAAACAGCTTATCAAGCATCGGGTATTGAAAAAGCCGAGGACGTGGTAGGTCAGCCGAAAATCGGTGATAAAAACCTGCTGGTTATTTTGTATGAGAAAGCTGTATTTGCCCGCACTAAATCAGAATTATTACCGGAATATGCCACTACGCAGATGAAGGATGCCGGCGAGAATGTCGCAACCAGCCATGTTGAAGTACGCGACCAATTGTTAACTGAAAGTCAGCAGCATATCCGGGCGATTAAAGGAAAAGGCCGAACGGGCATTGAACTGTTATGAGTGCGCCGTTAAGCCAAACCGATGCGGGTTATTACCTGCAGGGGTTACTCAGTCACCTTAAAAAGGTGACACCTGAGCGCCAGCACAAACATATTGAGTGCTGGATGGAAGATGTGGAGATACTGGTCGGCGCTAAAAACCAAGGGCTTGGACGTGATATTGGGTATATCTCCTACAGCGCGTTATTTACCTTTGAGCGGTTTCCCTTTCAGCAGGTTGACCCGGCGGTGATTATTGCCAACGTCATGGCCTGGATAATGGACAACGACCAGCATCGTGATGAGTTTGAATTAAACGATCCGGTTTTTGATGTGGAATCTGAGAGTGAAACCACGGTGTTAATGAATTTAGAGATTGAATTTATTGAGCCGGTGATGGTGGTGCCCGATGATGCCGGACCAATTTACTGGCAGGACAGCCACTGGTCTCTAGCACCTTATGAGATATGGACAGCAGTGCATGGTGACGTGGTGATTGCCAATACGCAACCGGCATCATGATAAAAATTAGTTTTAATAAGAAGACATTAAAACAGGTAGAAAACGTTGCTAAAGCGATAGCGTTGCCCCCGCAAAAGAGAAAACGTCTGCTTAGGCGAGTGGCTGCCAATATAGCGACAGCCTCCAGGCAGAATATTACACGGCAGCAGATGCCGGAGGGCAGTAAGTGGGCTAAAAGGAAAAAAAGGCGCACTAAGCGAAAGCCTAAAATGCTCCTTGGCCTGCGACAGCATATTATCGTCAGTGGAAGCTCTGATGAAAATCATGCTGATATCACGCTTAAAAGAGGTAATTACCGGGTACATGCAGGCGTTCTTGGCAGCCGTCACAGCAAAGGTAATACGGTCACGGCAAAGGCGGATAAGAATCATTATAAAAAGAATCAACCAGAGGGCTGCTCAAGGGCGCAGGCCAAAACGCTTAAAGCACTGGGCTATGAAATATACGCAAGGCGAATGAACCCTAACGCCCCAAGGGGAAAGAAAATCGTTCCCACGGTTAAATTTATGGTTGAGAACTTCACCACAGAAGAAGTGCAAGGTGCATTTGGTTACCTGCGGGACATGGGGTTAATGCCGCCTCATAAAAAAAGCTGGCAGATAAAAACACCGTCACGTCGTTTTTTAGGGGCTGATAAAGAAAGAACCACTAAAGCATGGGCGCGTGCTTTCCAGAGTATGAATTACGGCAAAAAGTAACGAATATCGTTAAACAGGAGCAAAGCAATGGCGTTTCCAGAAGTTATTATTAACATTTCCAATATGATGAACGGGTCAATTCCGGGCGTTGAATTTCATTTTTTGTTTGTCGGCTACGGTGACTTAGAAGTAGGGCCTGAGCGCGACCTTATCATGGTCGACAGCAGCAGTGATTTAGATGAAGTTATCAAAACTGCCGGTGAGTCATTAATGACCACGGTGAAAGCTGCACAGCTTAACGGCAAGCAAGGCTGGACTGCTGGCGTCATGATTTTAAAAGAAGAGGATAACTGGCAGGATGCGGTCAGTAAAGCCAATGAAACATCGAGCTTTGAAGCCTTTGTTTTAGATTTTCCCGCCGAGGACAAAAAGCTGTTTGAAGATGCAGCTGCTCTGCGAAATGAATTAAAAGCCAAACTTGGCCGTGAAACCTTTGCTATCTGCTGTTGCCCTTACATTGATACAACACAAGATACCGGGCAGACCTGGTCGCAGTGGTTAGCTGATACTGTTGCCATGCAGGATTCGGTTGCCAGTGAATACGTGACGGTTGTTCCACTGGTGCATGCCGATAATTCAACCATTGGTATTTATGCCGGGCGCTTAGCTAATCAAGAAGTCTCCATTGCGGACTCCCCTGCTCGCGTTAAAACCGGTAGCGTATTAGGCAGTACAGAGCTTGCTGTCGATGTTGACGGTGCGGCCTTAGAGCTTGCCTATTTAAAAACGCTCGAATCAAACCGCTATGCGGTGCCGATGTGGTATCCCGACTATGACGGCCAGTACTGGACAACCGGGCGAACGCTTGATGTGGAAGGCGGCGACTTTCAAGATATCCGCCATATCCGTGTTGCTATGAAGGCGGCGCGTAAAGTCCGCATCCGCGCTATTGCACGCCTGGGCGATCGAGAGCTTAACTCCACCCCCGGCAGTATCGCCTCTGCAGAACTGTATTTCAGTCAGGATTTACGAGAGATGGCGATCAGTACCATCATTGGTGATTACACGTTCCCAGGGGAAATCAAGCCGCCTCTGGATGAAGACATCACCATCACCTGGATTAATAGCGAAGAAATAGAAATTTTAATGGCTGTCACCCCTTATGAATGCCCGGTGAAAATTACCGTGGGCATCATGCTTAATCAACGGATAGGAGAATAACCGATGACTGCGAGATTTACCGGTCGTAATTTTGACGTCACTATTCTTGGCGTCATGGTGCATGTGAAGTCAGCCACTGCCACCATTAGTGATGAATCAGCCGTCGCACTGAGTCGCGGCGTAACAGATGGTTATACCGACGGCACTGCTCAGTGTGAAACGGAATATGAATTGGATTTAAACAACTTTCGTAAGCTGCAGCAAAAAGCGCGTGAAGCCGGAAGCTGGCGGGAAATTGCCCCGCATGACTGCCAGTTTTATGCAAATAACGGAGTAGATGAAGACAAGATTGAGCTGTACGGCGTGAAACTGGTTATCTCAGATTTAATCAGTGTCGATCCGGAAAGTACCGATAAAACCACCCGTAAACTTAAAGGGTTTGTCACCAGTCCGCACTTTGTCAGTATTAACGGTATTCCCTATTTGAGTGAAAATGATACGCGGGGCTTATTTTAACCATGGATGATTTAGACCGAGCCAGTGAGCATGAAATGGCCCAGACACAAAGGCTCATTAACCGTCACCAGCAGAGCAGTAAAATTAAGTTTATTACCAGTGCACACAACTGCACTTTGTGTGATGAAGTGATCCCGGCTGCCCGCCGGTTTGCAGTACCAGGTTGTCAGTTATGTGTTAACTGTCAATCGGTATCCGAACAGGGGATTTGATGAAACATTTTATTTTAAAACGGCGTTACTTTGAGCACGGTACATACTCCTATTTGTACCGCGAAGACAGCAGCAAAGTCTGCCACATAGTTGAGCGTGAATGGCGTAACAACGAGCCCTTTAAATCCTGTGTGCCGGAGGGAAGTTATTTAATCGTGCCGCATAACAGCCCCAAGTATGGTGAGTGCTATGCACTGGTTGCCGCTACATTAGGCGTGACGATTGACGGGTCAAGTCTGCGTACTGCCTGCCTGATTCATCCGGCTAATAAACCCTCAGAATTGCTTGGTTGTCTGTCACCGGGACTTGATTTTGGTTTTTTAGACGATGAGTGGTGTGTGACGCATTCAGGGGATGCTTTTAATGCATTAATGAATGAACTGGGCGGCTCGCCTGCGCAGTTAACCATTATCAAAGATTAAATGAAGGACTAACCATGCATTTTTTTATTTCTATTTTAGGCAAAACAATCTGGGAAATTCTGCAGGGGATGCTGTTTAAAATGGCGTGGAGTGTGATGGCTGAACGCTTTGTTACCCGCCTGATAATTTGGGGGTTAGAAGTGTTAAAAAGCTTCACGTCCAATGATGTTGCACAGTCTACCGTCGACGACATTATTTTGTCACTGCAGGGAAAACGGTTAAAAGAAGTCCCTTTAATTCAGGAAAAAAAGGAGACGTGATGGATCCAACGGTAATCAAAGCATTTATCGCTGTGGCTATGTTTGTCACGGTACTGCTGACCGCATTAATTGCTAAGTTTTTTTCGTTAACCAAAGAAATTTCGGAATTTAAAACACACGTAGCAGAAAGTTATGTGACCAAAGATGAATTCAAAGACCATGCTGAGCGCTTAGAGCGGCAGATGGAAAGAGGATTTAATCGCATTTATGAAACACTCAACAGAAGAGAGAGCGCATGAAATCAGTAAACACAGCAAAAAAAGTAATCATCGTCAGCGTTGGGGACACTGAGTTTAATTTTTCGCCCACTGTGACCGACCATAACAACTACACCAATGAGCTGATGCCCGATAACAAAGTTGCACCGGCGTATACCTTCTTAACACGTACTGTCGACAGTGAGCAGAAAGACGCGTTAATTGAACTATTGGACAGTGTGCCGGGATTAATCATGGAATTGTTCATGGAAGTTAACAAAGGCGCAAAGGGCGGTATTAAGGTCAACTTAAAAAACTAACCGAGCGGGTGGGGAGAATTGATAAAAACCCCTATGAACAAGCTCTCACCCTGCGTCGTCACCTTCTGCCTGGCGAGGATGACCAGCCGCAAAACCTTGCTCGCGCTATGTGGTTAGACACACACCTTTATAAACGCCAGGAAATAGCCGTCGCTAATGCCATAGGAAAATTATTTAAAAAATGAGTTTTCAAGACAGATTGTTAATGACCGTGGCACTGATTGACCAGGTAACTAAACCTCTGCAGGGGATCACTGCGCAAATGCAGACCACAGTGGATGCAGGCCGACAAGGCATGGCTAATATGGCCAGTGGCGGGGCTGGTTTGGTGGCCGCTGGTTTTGCTGTTCAAAATGCACTGATGCCGGCCATTGAAATGGACAGAAAAATGGGGGTGGTGAAATCGCTGGGGGTGACAGATGCTGCATTAAAGCAGCTGCAGGCGACGGCGCTTGATTTTTCCGTTGAATACGGCAAATCTGCCACAGATTTTGTGGCTGCTTCCTATGATATTCAGTCAGCCATTGCAGGGCTCAGCGGTGATGAGTTATCACAATTCACAAAAGCATCCGGTGTACTGGCGGCCGCTACTAAAGCGGATACCGCCACTATTACCAGTTACATGGGGACCATGTACGGCATATTTAAAAACCAAGCCACTGAAATGGGCAAAGGCGAGTGGGTTGAGCAAGTTGCCGGCATGACGGCCAGTGCCGTGCAGATGTTTAAAACGACGGGCTCTGAAATGAGCAGTGCATTTACCAGTATTGGCGCAGAAGCCACCTCGGTGGGTATCGGCATGAACGAGCAGATGGCGATACTGGGCACGTTGCAGGCAACCATGTCAGGCAGTGAAGCGGGCACAAAATACCGGGCCTTTTTAAATGGTGTTGCTAAAGCGCAAGATGAATTGAATATGAGCTTTACGGACAGCCAGGGGCAGATGCTGCCGATGATTGATATTTTAGAGCAGTTAAAGGGGCGCTATGGCGACACTATTAGTGTGGCTGAATCGGCAGAGCTGACTAAGGCATTCGGCACACAGGAAGCTGTTGGCATGATTAAATTGCTGATGGCTGATACTGCAGGCCTTGCTCAAAACATTGACGCATTAGGTCAAGTCCAGGGAATGAGTAAAGCCGAAGAAATGGCTGCTTCTATGACTGACCAGTGGGAGCGTTTAGAAGCTGTTTTCTTTGCGGTGCGTGCTTCGGTGTTTGGCGCGGTACTGCCGTCAATTAATGCCGTTGTTGCCTCAATGATTGACGGCATTACCGTGCTGAGCGTCTGGCTCCATGAATTCCCGATATTAGGTGAAATCATTGGGTATGTAGCCATTGCCGGTATTTCCCTTGCGGGGGTGGTCGCTGTGTTGTCGCTTGCTATGGGTATCGGACAGATGATGTCAGCAGGCTGGGCATTAACAGTTGGCGTGCTAAGTGGCGTATTTAAAACATTACGCGCCGTTACATTACTGATGACCACATCAATATGGGCATTTAGTGCTGCACTTTTAGCAAATCCAATTACATGGGTTGTTATCGGGCTCGCAGCGCTTGCTAGTGCTATTTATATTGCTATTTATGGATGGGATGATTTTAAAGCGTCAATCGCTGATACAGCCGTGTTTAAATTTTTAGCTGATACCATTGACTGGGTTATCGGCATGCTTAATAAACTGCCGGGTGTTGAAATTGACTTTAAAGCGGGCGAGCTGCCGCAGGCACCCGGTGTTGATATTGAAAAACAAGCTCTGGCTGCGGAAATGCCGGTCATGCTGTCAATGGCTACTCGGACTGAGCTTCCCCCGATGATACCTGATGTCGCATCAGTTGATTCGCCGGAGCTTGAAATGCCGGCATTGAAATCGGCCAATCAGATAAAGGCCGGTGAAGTGCCTCCCATGTTGTCTTTTACGCAGCCTGACACTGCGGTGATGATGGAAAGTCCCGCGCAGCCGTCCGTACCTGAAACACCGGATATGCCGCTCATTCCTGAAATGCCTGAGATGCCGTCAGCGCCTGAAATGCCGTCGTTCGTGCAGCCTGGCATCCCTGATGTTGATATCGCTCAGCAGATTCAAGACGTGAATGTCACGCAGGAAACAATGGATGCTATGCCGGCCCTTGAAAGCGCCACGTTAGCGAGTAATGAAACACTGCCTAGCGTTACGCCTTATCAGCTGCCGCAAAACCAAACACAGTTACCTCAGGGGATGGTATCCAATGTCACGACCGTTAATAAACCTAAACCCACTGCCACACGTCAGTATGGCGATGTGTTTATCACTACACAAAATGCATTCACACCAGACCAGTTAGCACAGTGGGATGAACTCAATGCCGGATAAAAAGTACATTGATTTACAAGTAATGAATGGCGGCTGGGAAATAGATGCGGGACAGCAGCCGCTTGAGTGCAGTGATTTGTACAGCATCTCGCAGGATATTAAACACGCCATTATGGAGTCAGGGCTGGCCCGTGAATTAATTGGTGAAAGAAACCCGGCATTACGTGCGGATGTGCTGGTGCAGATAGAGCAGTTAACGGAGCTGGATATTCGTATCACGCCCGGTAGTGCAACGGCCACTGAGCGACAGGCCGGTGAAATAATATTAACAGCGGACGCCTATGAATACGGACCGACTGGTGAAATAAGGGTGAGTACATGAGTCAACGACCAGATGCTGATTTTGAGCAGATATTAAATGAGGCCGGTATTCCTACTTCGGAAGAAGCGCTTGCAGAAAAGCTGCAGGCAGAAGTGGTTGATGCGGGCAGTCACCTGTCTAATGATTCGCAGATGTCGCCGTTTTGGAGCTGGGTGCGTGCAGCAGTGGTGACACCTGCGCAGTGGCTTGTTCGGGTTTTGTTAGCCGGTTTTGTACTGCCGAATATGTTTGTCGCTACAGCAGCGCGGTGGGCGCTTGAGCTGAAAGCCTGGGAGCTTAATGTCAGTGTGAAAGAAGCTGAAAAAACGCAGGGGAACATCACCTTTACCAAAGCCAATGCCGATGATGCCGTGACGATTGCCCAGGGAGCGATCGTTCAAACACTGCCGATTGACGGGGTGGTTTATCAAGTAGAGGTGCTGGCTGATACTGTCATTGAGGCGGGACTGCCGACGGGCAAGGCGTTGACCCAGGCGGTCCAGGCTGGCAGTGCATATAACTTGCCTGCTGGGTATTTTAATATTCTTCCAACCGAGCTTCCAGGCATTATTTCTGCGGTTAATGAGGCAGACTGGATAACCCGCCTGGGCGCGAACGCTGAAACTGATGAGGCGTTAGCACTGAGACTTCAGAATGCCTTTACCAGTGCCGGAAGCTGGCATATTGATGATGCCTACCGCTCCATTATTGCCAGTGTGGCCGGTATTCGAAGCGATCATATTTTCTTTTTAAATACCGGTGATATTACGCCGGGCTCAGCCGTTGCTTATATTTTAATGGAAGTCGGCTACACGCCGCAGTCGACGCTTGATGAGCTTAATCAGCATATTATGAGTGATGGTCACCACGGACACGGCGATATCATGATTTGTCAGGCCATCCCGGATAAATACCATGAAATGACGGCGGAGGTGGTGCTGGTTGAAAACTTAACCGAGCAGGAAACCATGCTTCAACTCACAGAAGTTCAGCAGCGTATTCGCGCGGCGTTTCGTGAAACAGAAGGGTTTACCGATATGACCCGCACTATGCCGCTCAGCCGTTTTAGTTTATCGCAGATGGGCAGTGAGATTCATAACGCGATGGATGCAGTTGCATCAATATTATTCATTGTTGACGGCGAAGTGCAGCAGGACATTATCAGCGCGCTAGAGCAACCGAGGTTAAGTGGGCTGTCTGTTATTGAGGGCGGGACGACAATTGTTGAGCGCGTGTTATCAGTAATAGAGGGCAAATAATGTTAAAGCGGTTACCGGTATTACCTAAAAGCAATATTCCATGGTGGCAGGACGGCAAAACTATCTCGACGCAGTTAGTCGAGCCGTACTTCTTATCAAAAGGTGTTCACCAGTTCTTTCGTTTAATTAACGGCTGGATGCTGTTCCCATTGCGCCAGGCGGATGCATTAACCTGCAGTGAGTCCATGCTTAATTTAATGGCGTGGGACAGGGATATAACCCGTTTTGAGGATGAGCCGCTTTCCCTGTTTCGTGTTCGAGTGAAGTATGCTGCTGTTAACGCTAAAGACGCGGGCAGTGTTGCCGGGTTTATTCAGATTTTTGAGCGCCTGGGTGTGGGCTTTATTGAAATTGATGAGCGATTACCTGGGCGCGACTGGGACATCATCTCAATACGTGTTGATGACTCTCAGCTGACAGAAGATGCCGCCTTGCTGGATGAGATTATCAGAAGTTACGGGCGGACGTGTCGGCGTTATGAGTTTGAAGTCATTGCTCCGGTTTTATTGGAAATGAGTGCAGCACCGATGGATTGGGAGCATCAATGCCATGTGGCAATATTAGAGGAATAACATGTCAAATACCGTTATCACATTAGCCTTTGAGGCATATAAAGCAGAGCAGGAAGCGCTTGGTCTTCCGGTTATACTTGATGAGTTTGTACTGGCTAATGTACCCGATTTAGACCCAAGCGTGCCGGTTGACCCAAATGAAGGATTACCGGACGAAGAGCATATTGTATATATCAGTGATGTCAGTCAAACCGGTTATGTGAGTCCCAATGCAGTGGTTTATTCCTTAATCATGGATACCAGCATCGGCGACTTTGATTTTAATTGGATTGGCCTGCGCAATAAAGCCTCGGATGTGCTTGCTGCTATCAGCCATATTCCGCTGGTACATAAATTAAAAACCATTGTCGGCGAGCAGAACGGTAATGCCATCACCCGCTCAATTATGATGAGTTATAGCGGTGCCAAACAATTAACTGAAATTCATGTTGATGCGTCTACCTGGCAGATTGATTTTACTGCGCGGTTGTTCGGTACTGATGAAGCTGCGCGTTTAAGTAATGTTGACCATTATTATTCAGCTTCCTTCATTAATGATGGGTTTAAGGTCGTTAAAGAAGAGGTAATTGATACCGCTTTAACTACTCCTATCGTTTACAAAGCAACAAAGGGTACCGGGTATGTTGAGGGACTACGTTGCGCGATTGAAAACGACAGGCCTATTACTGATGTGCTAACGCCTAGTAGAATTTATGTTGATGCTAGCTGGCAGGGACAGGTGACCAGTCAGTGGAATACAGTGATTAAGCTTATTTCCTCGAGAGATAACCTGGTTGATTATATTGATGAAGATGGATACGCGCATTATGTCACGCATATAGCTGAGATTGATGCTGTAGGTAATATCACTGATACGCGTTTTTTAGGTGGCTCCCCCTCATTCGAACGACAAGATAACGCTGCGACTGACAGTGATATTGATGAGGAGTCAACAGAGAGTAAGCATGTGAAATTAGCGCAGTTCTGGCGCGGTATTACTAATAAAATCAGTGAAGCCTTTACTGGTCGAACTATTGCAACAACCAGCCCGTTACAAGGCGGTGGAAACTTATCTACTGACCGAACCTTATCAATTGATGATGCAACAATCGCGCAGAAAGGGGCTGTTCAATTATCTGATTCGGTTAATTCAACCAGCACCATTTTAGGGGCCACCGCGAGCGCAGTAAAATTAGCGTATGACAAAGCAGTTGAAGCACTTAATGTTGCTAATTCCAAATGGACTTATGTGGTTGCCAGCACCACGGTTTATGGCGCTACAAAATTATCGACTGCCATTGACTCAACCAGCACTGCCGAGGCCGCCACACCAAGCGCGGTGAAATCAGCTTATGACCTGGCCGCTGCTAAAGCTGCACAGGCAACAACAATCGCCACAACCAGTCCATTGCTTGGGGGCGGTGATTTATCCGCTGACCGAACATTGTCGATTAGCGATGCAACCACTGAGCAAAAAGGGGCGGTGCAGTTAACTGATTCCGTGTCGACTGTCTCAAGTATTTTAAGTGCTACCGCTACAGCGGTGAAAACGGCCTACGACAAAGGAGTTGAAGCGCTAGGTGTTGCCAATGCAAAGTGGACCTATGTGGCCGCCAGTACCACAGTCTCTGGTGCGACGCAGTTATCAACAGCCATTGACTCCACAAGTACTGTCTTAGCAGCCACACCAAGCGCGGTAAAGTCCGCTTATGACCTGGCTGCCGGTAAGGCCGCACAGACAATCACTATCGCCACAACTAGTCCATTGCAGGGAGGCGGTGATTTATCTGCTGACCGAACACTGTCAATTGCTGATGGTACAACGGCCCAAAAGGGGGCGGTGCAATTATCGACCTCCATTAGCTCAACAAGTACGCTCTTAGCTGCCACTCCCAGTGCGGTTAAAGCAGCTTATGATTTGGCGGACAAAAGTATTTGCCCCGTTGGTGTGCCCTTGCCATGGCCTAACGAGGCGATACCATCTGGTTTTTTAGCATGTGTCGGACAGGCGTTTAGTATTACCACATATCCTTTACTTGGGGCTGTATATCCTAACGGTACGCTACCTGACTTACGCGGGGAGTTTATCCGAGGCTGGGATGATGACAAAGGCACTGACCCTGGACGTCTTATTGGTTCATATCAAGCAGCATCACGTCACTCTGAGAAGAGGCGAATAGAAGGTTATGCTGGCGCGGCTTGGGGGGACGAATACAGCCCTGGTACCGTAGAGAATCATGAATCAAGGACGCCAGTTGGCCCTTCTGGGGAGCTTGCTCTTGGCGGAGACATAAAAGCACTAATGCTATCTTGGGATGCTGTTCCACGTAATGTTGCATATCTTTATATAGTAAGGGCTGCCTAATGACATTTAAATTTTTAAAAGAAGATCAGGAAGTATTAGTTCATCATTATAAGGGGCATGACGGGCAGTTTATTGCTTCAGGCATCACCCTAATTCAGGCCGGTACCGGCCTGCCGGCCAACAGTACAATTGAGCCGTTACCTGATTTGTCAGAAGAGCAGTGTGCATTGTTCAATGGGAATACATGGGAGGTGGTGTCCGATTACAGTGGGCAGATGTGTTACGCAAAAGATCGAGATAATGGGGGTAATTATCATGTCACTGAGCCTGGTGAACTGCCTGATACACACACATTAATTAAGCCGGGAGAATATGACAGCTGGTTTGATAACGGATGGCAGTATGATGAACAACGTTATCGTGCAGAGCTTATCACTCAAGAAACAACCTGGAGCAAAGAAACATTACAGCTTGTCAACATTGAGATAATGAGGTGCCAGCAAGACCGCCTTATTCCTGACGAATACTCTGCATTGATGATAACGGATTATACCGATGTGCATTATTATGCTTTATTGAGGGATCGTAAACTGCTTCATGAGTACCCGCTTCAGGATGACTTTCCAGAGTGTGGCAGGCCGGTATTGTCGGGGATAGTATGAGCTGGGTTAACTCACTACTTACATGGCCGAATGCGGCGCAGTCTATTCAAACGGGTGCAGAAACGGTTACCACACAAGTCGGCACAACAATGGTTGAGGCCACTGCTCGGTTAACGCCCTTAGTGGGGGACGCAAATTATAGCCGTCACCCACTAAGCCTCGAGGCCGAGGCTTTATTAGGATTGCGAGTTGACCTTGATGCTTTGCTCAGTCAAGGCACTGTTTTAACCGTGTCGCCCTATCAATTCCAAGTCGGTGACCAGCAAACATCTGGTGCTTACCTTAATCCGCAACAAGCAGTGAACTGTTTAGCGGATAAACTGCGCGACCAGGTTGATAAAAACCGCCCTGCAGGGCAACTTTATTGTATTGCTGTGATGGTCAGTGAGTCCCAGTTAAATCAGTTTGCTTCTGTCTTAAGTAATCTAGTGAGCGTCTTCCCTTTGCCTGATTGGGGACAAGTCGCCAGACAGTCCACTGCGTTATCCACACAATCAGTGGATAAGTTATTTCAGCCGGCATCAATTAGTCAGCCGCGTTTTAAACCGGCTGCCAATTTACACGCGAGTCCTCTTCGTGATGCACTTTATTATCAAGGGGCGCAGATTGCGACGCTTGAGTCATTAGCTCATGATAAAACCCATGTCATTGATAAGTTACAAGTATTGGCGAGTAAGCGTGCCGGCAAGCTAGCAGAAATTAGTGAAACTGTTAACGCACTGAAAAACCTGACTGGCAGTGTTTGGAGTATGTCGCTCAACGGCAGTACGGAAAGTATTGCAACGCAGTTAAGCCAAGCGCCGGTACCTGGTAATAATCAACATACCGTTGCCAGTTTACTGCTTAGCGCTGCGCCGCTGACATTTTTTGAGGAGTTATTATGCTCAGCTTAAACGGAATAATCGTAAAGCTCGACGCCATGACCGTGGGCATGTCCATGGAGCTTAAAGACCAGGATATGAGCGGACAGTCATCGGGCACGGATACAGCCGAACAGGGGGATAAAGGTAAGAAATTATCTGTGGCCGGGATTATTCCGTTTAAATCATTATGGATATTAACCCTGCTGTATCAACTCGCTTCGGCAAAAGATAAACATGGTAACCGTAAAGTTTACCGGGTGGGTAACATACTGTCGCTTGCACTGAAAATTCGCCAGGCAAAATTCACCGGCAGCATTAATGCCACTGAGCATGACAGCTTATTAGCCTGGAATGTCTCTTTTGAACTGCGTGAGTATAACGGTGTCGCTGAGCAGAAAGAAAACCGTCAAAAACAGCAGACAAAAGCCACGCAGGAGCAAAATACCCGCCATCAGCAGGCGCTTAAAGATGCAGAAGAGACCGGCCTATGAAATTAGAAAAGCGCCTTTATATCGCTGGTGAGGAAATGACATTAGCTTCGCACATGGTTAGCTTGAAATTATCCCTGGGCAGTGTTGCTATATTCACTATTGCCGATACGTTTATCCCTGAAAAACATCAGGCAGTGCGTTTTGATATCGGTTATGAAAGTAACCTTAAACCATTTTTTGAAGGGTATATTGAGAAAGTCCAGCCTGCAGAGAACGGGCATTATAGAATGACAGTAAAAGAAAATGTGGGCATTCTAAGTAACCGCTGGCCGCTGAGTGTTGAGCATCCGACCATGCGGGAAGTCTTAACGGCACTGGGTGAAAAAACAGGCCTGCAGTTTATCCTGCCGGAAGAAGTAGATTATACCGATAAACAAATTCCGAATTTTGTCAGCCAGGGGACAGGATATCAGTGCTTACAGCAAATCGGCCGAGCGTTTAAGGTGCCTGATTTAGTCTGGTTTCAACACACAGACCAAAGTGTTCATATTGGTGCTTACCAGGACTGCCGGTTCTATGGCAAGCCGGTTACCGTGCCACTTGATTTATCATCAAGGGCCAACGGCGATAATATGACCTTCGCGCCATTTCCGATGCTTCGCCCAGGCGCTTTAATCAAAGATGAGAAGCTAACTGAAAAACGCCTTACCCGGTTAGATTTAATCGGTGATGAGATGACCGCTTACTGGGGGCCACAAACAAACAGTGTGCCGGCTAAAAAGCATGAAATATTCAAATTCTTCCCGGAGCTTGCCACGCAAAACCATTTACCGAAGTTTGGACGTGTTGAAGCAGTGCGCGATACTGCGAGCGCAGGGCAAACAGCAGATCCATTTCGTCCTCGTTATGCAATCGATATTCAACTGCTCACCGAGTCCCTGCAGGCTGATTTAAATGTTCCAGTTTATAAATCTATTCCGATGCCGGTGCATATGTCTGGCCATGAATCTGGATTATTAGCTTATCCACTTGAAGGGACCATTGTTGAAATCGCTTTTGCTTATGGCCGAAACGATTTACCTATCATTCGTGGTATTTATGGCCGTGACTATGCGCTGCCCGATATTGAACCCGGCGAGCAACTGCAACAGCAGCGTATAGAGGTAAGCCAAAAGACAGACGCGGCAGGTAATACAACAGAGCAAACCGACCAACAGCAAAGCCAACAAGCATTTAAACAATATGACCAGGCCGATGAATACCTGGGAGAGTTCGGCAAACATACACTCACCATCAGCCAGCACAGTATTGAAGAAATTATTGGTCAAAAGGTGATTGAAGCCCTGGGCGCAATCGATTTATTAGCCGGTGATGATTTAACACTCGGTTCACTGGGAAATATGCAAGTAGCCACTGCGGGGGAGCTTATCACCACCATCGGCAAACTGCGCAATGTGGTGGTTACCCTGGACGATAAATTAAAAGTGATGGGTAATAAAATGCAGACGATAGAAAAAAACTTCAACATTACTGCGGAAAATATCACCCAGGACGCAACCACTATAAAGCTAAATGGCGGGGCAGGTGTTTGTACAGGTGCGTCAATTTGTCCGTTCACAGGCAGTCCGCATGTAGATATTTCAACCACCGTTTTTGCAGGGAAATAATATGCCGCTTAGTAAATCATCATTAAAAGAAAAATTCGAAACAGAGTTAAAAGCCCAGGGCTTTGTACTTGAGGGAGAGTTTGCGATGACCAGTAAATTTGCTGAAGCCTTCGCGAATGCGGTTGTTGATGAAATAACCGAAAATGCATTGGTTCCTGTTACTTCGGGGAGTTCTGCTGGTAATTATAAAGTGACTTGATTTATTTGCTTTATTCTTTAAATTTTTCATGAAGTTTATGCGGAAACAGTTGTGTATAAACCTGCCAGAGAATATTCAAATTACGATGACCGGTTACCTGTGCTACCTCTTCAATAGAATAACCTTTTTCAAATAATTGGCTTGCTCCTTCACGCCTTAAATCATGATAACGCAAATCTTCAATGCCTAGCTCATTGCGAACGCGCTGAAAGCCTGCTGTTACGCTGCGAGAATTATAAGGGAATATCAGGGCATTGCTTTTTTCTTGTTGTATTATAATGTCGAACGACCCCGCTAAAAGAGGCACTATCATATGGTTACCCTCTTTTTTACGTGGATCTTTTCTATCGCGTACGGTAATGGTTTTATGCCCTTCGTTTAAATCATCCCAACGCAGTGCACAGACTTCACCAATACGCATGCAGGTAAGAATGCTAAAATCAAGAATATCAATAAACGGAATTCGTATTTGCCCATTCGCGCGTGTATTTTGGCGCTTAAGTAATCCTTCTTTTAATCGCTCAATTTCATCTGTAGTAGGGCGTCTGGTACGCTTGTTACTTTTGCCTACTAATTTCATATCGATAAGCACCGGCACGGCCTCTTCAAATATTTCGAAGTTGGCTTTTATATCAAAAACGGGTAGGGCTTTTTTCATCACCGAACGTAAATAGGCAATATCATGATAAATCGTTTGAGGCTTGGCTCCTGCAGAGAGTCTATTTTTACAATGTTCGATAATGTCACTGGTTTTGAGTGAGTCACTTTGGATGTTTGCTATATCGCAGTCACGGAGCATCTTGATAACGTATTGTTTGGTTCGGCCAGTACCGTCCCACAAAAAACGATCATCTATAAATGTATCGATTAACTGCCCAATAGAGCACGTTTTATGTTTATTAACGCCGAACTCTTCTAGTTCAGCAGTTTTGTTTTTTCCCCACGTCCGAGCCAATTCTTTCTTTTTGAAAGTCTTTGCTTCTCTGTGTATGATTGAGCCGTTCTTTTTTACAACCACAGTTGTTTTAAAGCGAGCTTCACCGCTTGCTAATGTACGAGTTTGTATCGAAAACGATGCCAT